TCCTCTCTGGAAATCAACATGTCCAGATAGAACCTGGCTTTCTTATAATCCTCAAGTGTCTTGCCCTTATGTGGGGCACGCCAAATGTATTTAAAGATTTGTCCCTTGAGGTAGCCGACAAACTCAGAGGCACTCAGAGCCGATGCAATGGCATCGAGCGCTTCTATGCCCCCTTGGGTGTAGTGTGGTGGATGATTGACTGGATCGTTTTTATCAGTCATGGCAGAAACAACTCCTTCCATCGTCATCGAACATTGATATTTGTTTTGCATCGAGTCGTGCTATTTCAACCAAGTCGGTATAACTGCGTGACTTGTTAAAAGTTGCGGTACTGACTTTCTTGTTTTCGTATTCTGTTCCTTTGTTTAATTTTGCTATTCTTTGTTCTTGCTCAATCCACCAATCGGCTAAATCTGGTCGTTCTTTTATAATCTGTATCAATGTTCTTGTGCCTTTTAAAAAACACAAATCACAATTACCTGCTTGGGTTTTACCATTGTGGTTGGGCAGGCCTAAATCAAACTCATGGTTTTCCCAAAATCTAGATACGTCTTCTACCATGATTTTGTAATCATACAAAGGGACCAAAGATGTCCATTTGTTTTTGCCTGAATCGTTTTGTTTTCTTTGTTTAGCAACCCTCGATGGCTCGTCGTATCTCAGGCCAACAACATTCGCCCACTCTTTATAGCCCTTGGCTCGCATGAATCGATTCATTACTTCAATCTTCATCTTAATCGTGCACAGCCTAGCCACCACGTTTGGCAACATTTTCTTTCTTCCTATCAATGCCTCAAACGGTTCTCCATTTCTACTGGCTGTTTCATAGGTGACTTCTTTGGTGCGATAAATGGGCCGCTCTTCAAACACTTCGAGTTCCAACCAATGCACTTTAACGCCCCACCTGGTTGAGCACTCATGAATAAAGTCCAATGTCTCTGGCATTTCTTTGCCTGTGTTTGCAAAAGTCACATGCACATCATCAGGCAATGTCCAGTCGTAAGACTCAAGAATTTTGTAAAGCATGTAACCCGATGTTCGACCACCACTAAAACTAATCAAGGTTGGGCAACCAAACTTCTCAGGTAAAAATATCTGTTCTTCATTGGGTTCAGACATTTTCTGTCAGTTCCTCTAATCGTGTGTCCACTCCAAACTCTTCTCTGAATCTTAACAGTTTTTTCATTACATCAGAATCGTAATCTACCTTTGAGAGCTCTCGCATCTCGGCACTGGTAAAGCTGTTCATAGCAGCTTTTGATTTGGGGGCATTGGTAATGGATCTTTTACCTCTTATGTAAGTCACATCGTCTTTGCCTTCGCTTTCAATGGGAAGGTTAACCAGGGCCGGCAACCAAATGTGGTCATCGCAATGGTTTCGTTGTGCTTCCTCGTCCAACATTGTGTTCTTTTTATTGCATCGCCAACCGCCGTCACCCTCCATGACTGGCTCACTGAACTTGCAGTTTCTACAATTCACATCATCGGGCAGTCTCTCCAGGTTATATATGGCCTGTTCTTTTGGCGACATAAACTTCTTGATTCGATAATCGGTGGGTGAATATGGAGACTCTGGCGGTTCCGTTGCCGTAATGATTTTACGGGCTTTACTGGTCATCTCCTCTAAAACACCCTCTCTGGCTTCCACAACCTCCGTATAAAGCGATGAATCGTTTTTGTTGTATACAACCACCAAAGCACGCTTCAAGTTAAATGAAGCCATATAACACTGAATTTGTGTGGCGTAGTTAAAAGACCATTGTTCGTAGCTTTCTCCTTGTTGCAGTTCATTGAACCGACTGTTGTTGGCAGATTTGACTTCCAGAAGCATCACTTCTTCTGGTTTCTCTGGGTCAACATTCTTAACAACGCCGTCTGTGGACCCTCCCAAATGCCCGGCTAAGTAGGAACATCGATATTGTTTGCCGTTCTTATCCAACGCCGATACTTTGATGGCGCTTTTCTTCAATGCATCCACCACTTGGTCTTCAATGCGATTGCCCAGATCAAACAGACGCAGTATTCTGCCATTGTCAATCAGCGGAAACGACCATCTAAACATGAGCCACAGCTTTCTGGGGTTGTCCCCAATGATGCTCATGCCCATGTGCATACGGTGTTTTTGTCCTGCCTGTTCTGCTTTATCAAATTCTTCTACTATGTTCATAAGGTTATTCTCCTTTCTCCTGCATAAATTACTTTAATGTTCTCGTACTTGCCTTCCTTTTTGGTGAGGATGCCGTCAATGTGACTGAAAGCGCCTTTCTTGTTGATTAACTCAACGGCTTCGTTAACGGTCTTCGGTGGAAACAAATCCATGGTGATCTTCTTCCACTTGGATTTAGCAAACTGATCTGCCTTGGGATGGCCAAACATAAAAGGCAATTGGTATTGATTAAACATATCCTCGCATTCAAACACCACCTTGCAATAAAAGTTGCCGCCCTTGGAAGTAACCGAGTGAGCTGACACTCTGCTCACATTAAATATGTTTTCTTTCTTGTTTTTCTTCTCGTCCGACAACACATAGCCTTCGCCAGAAGAACCGCTCTTGGCTAGGCCAGGTGGTTTTCTCTCTGGTTGAAAGTGAAAAGACTGGGGCTTTGGAAACGTTTCACCGCATTCTCTACATTCCTTAAACGCTCTTGGGTTAACAGCAAAACAGCTCTCGCATATTTTAATCTTGGCTTGAGCACCCTCGTCTTCGGGTATGGCTTCATCCAAACAACCGTGGCGCTGCATATTCTCACCATAGTCCAACATCAAACAATTGTCTTTCCCAGGGTATTGACGCATCCCTCGTCCACACATCTGAACATAAAGACCAAGACTTTGAGTCGGTCTTAGCAACGCCAAACAATCTGTGCGGGGCGCATCCCATCCTTCAGTCAACACGCCTACATTACATAGGGCATGTATTCTTCCGCTTTCAAAATGGTTTAGGATGCGCTCCCTTTCTTTTGTGGGGGTAGTGCCAGTGACGACCTCCGCTTTAATGCCTTGTTCTTTTAAAAACAAACACATTTTTTCAGCATGGAGAACTGACACACAAAAGAATACCGTTGCGGTTCGACCTTTCAGATAAGCTTTATCCATCCAGTCGTTGAATATTTCTAACATCAAAGGTTCATTGATCGCCAATGCTTCTAAATCGCCCTCTCTGTAATCACCGCCTTTAAACTTTAATCGTACCCCACTCGTATCAATCACTGCCTTGTTGTCAACGGCAAATGCAGACAAACGAGAAAGATATCCGTCTTGAACCAATTGAGGTATAGAAACCTGATAAGCAACCTCTTTAAAAAAATGATCGAGCTTGTCTCCATAGATATAACCTTGGCCCATTCTATATGGCGTAGCTGTTACGCCAATAATCCGACACGGTTTTTTCTCTCGCATTGCATCCAGTATCTTTCTGTATCTTGTGCTGGCGCCTGGTGCAACGTGATGAGCCTCGTCAATAATAATGTAATCAACGCCTGGAACCGCATCCAAACGCTTCTGAGAAGCCAACGTGTCTCTGGATGCGACTAAAATTTGTGCGTCGGTGTCATAGCTTTTTAGTGAGGCTGCTAAGACACCGACAGGTGCGCTAGGCCACACCTTTAATAGTTTATCTTTGGCCTGTGAAACCAACTCTTGTCGATGAGCCAAGATCAAAAACCGCTTATTGCTAGAGCTCAACTCTTTAATCAAGTGTGAAAACACAATGGTCTTCCCGGCTGCCGTTGGTAAAACGAGCAATGGGTTATGGTCTATGGGCTTGGTTTGAAAATAATTTAATAAAGATCCAAGCGCCTCTTCTTGGTAGTATCTTAATTGCATCAGTGTATGGTCTCTTCGTCGTCTGGAGTCACATCTTTGTTGAGTGCTTCCTTAATTTTTCTCAGTGACATGTTTAATAAATTATATGCACTTTCTGGATTCGGTGCAGTAGATAATATGACATCAGGATGTATGAACACCAAGACTCTAGCGATGTTTTCTTCTGATATGCCACGCTCTTTCCATTCTTCGATTAAATTGTAGAAGTCATTGATCATGGCTTCTCCGGCTTTAATGCCGTCTTTAACCGACTGGCTTAATTCGTCGTCGTCTTTCATTTTGATTTCCTAGATAGATGTGGCCCTTTGATAAACGAGAGGCCATAAAAACTCGTGATCGGAGGTGATCTATGCAAAAATTAATCCCAATCTTCGATTGCATTACCTGTTGCAGTTGGAACCGATTGCTCAGTTTTCTCTGCGATGGTTTCTTTTGCTGGCATTGCCTCAGTCATTTTGGGCCTGAGAAAAGCAACGATCTTGTTTGAGTCTCCCCACTCGGCACTTTTTTCAATGCCAATCTTAGCCATAAACGTTTCCATCATTAGATTGTTTACAGCATCTTGGTTCAGCTCAGTGGCATCACTGCCCGTTGAAACCATCCATTGCTTCAATCGGCTGATACCAACCGTTGGATTCGCGCCAGAGATGGTAAAGTTTTCCCAAACCACACGGTTTGCGTAGTTTTCACCTTGCACTCGGTATGTGACTTTGAGATATTTGTTTCCAGCTTTTGAAATCTTTTGCTCCCAATCCTCGGCCATTAACTCGTAAGTGCCTTCCGGTATGGGTTCAAAACTGCCGCCAGTATCCTCGACCTCAGTAAGGTCTATATGAAAATCTTCAGACATTTTGTCCTCCTTTATTTATAGATTCATTTGATTTAATTGATGACTTACAAGCCTCAGTAAATGCAGGCCATGTGAAGTCTATTTTTTCAGGAAGTTGCAGTCTTGATTTGGCATCAAAAGCAGCCGTTCTCTTCGTGAATAAATATCGTTTGTCGCTGAATGTTTTGCCACGAGCCTTCTCGTTGAAGCCTTGTCCAGACTTAACGGTGGTGAACTTGTGGTTAGCGAAAAAATTGAAGTCGACCCAGGCACGAATCAAAGAGGATACTTTCTTGTGGGTGTTTAGCTCGTATCGATCGTATGGTTCGTGCTCCGGGTCTGCAAATGTGCGGATTTGTACATGTGATAGTAGTATGACGTTCATCTTTTTGGCAACCGACAACGCTTCTAAGTTGTTAAGCATTCTCGCAAACAACTCAAAGCTCTCAGTGAAACCCTTCCCAAAACCCAATGCTTCAATGGTTTTGATGTTGTGGTTTTCTTTGACCTGCTCCTGACACAATCTCTCGGTTGCATCCGTGGTGTCGAGCACAACCGTTTTATAATCGTGTTCTTCACTGCCGAGCGTTTTGATTTGCTCCATCACATCGTTGTATGTTTCGCAGACTGGAAAGTGTGGTATGTCAATGAACCGTAGTCCATCTTCTGCACAAATGAATATTGGTTTCGGTGCGCCTGCGCCAAAGGTACTCTTACCTATGCCGTCGGTTCCCGTTATATTCATCCTCACTTGTGTGTACTCTGCTTGATTACTGATTTTATCCATTAGACTCATTTTGTCTCACCCCTTTCCACGATTCGTGGAGATTTTGATATTTTAGTTACTGCGCCTTTTTGAAAAAGTTCCGCATATTGTGGATAGTCCATGCAATAATTTTGAAATGCCTGAAGACCCAAAGTTTCTTTTGTATCGAACGGCCAAGCGTTGGCAGGGACCTTGTCTTTAATATCTTTAAGATAGTCCTGATCCCACTCAATCGATCTGCTGTATGCAACGTTGATTCCGCCTGATGTCGCTGAACCCCCTTTGTTTGATAGGGTTTGTACATCAATGCCCAGCTCTGGGTGACTGAGTATGTCGTTGGTGATTGTTTTTATTTGCCGATCAATCTTGGTTTTTAGTGCCAAGAGTTTGTTGCGCCTTGATCGCAGCGCCTTAATGTCTTTCATGATTCTTCTCCCAAAGAATAAAACTTACTTCACTTACTTACGTTGGTAAGAATAATTGCTTGCAATTCTCTTGTCAAGAAATTATTATCCTATTTTTCAATAAAAATTTTTTACATATAAGGGAGAATCAAATGGCTAGTATTAGAATCACACTATCCGAGTATATACAAGATGTGGGGATCGAGTCTGTTGCTAAAGACTTAGGGACCTCCGTATCAACCGTTAAGGCATGGAGATATTATAATCGTGTTCCACGCATCAAACAAGCGAAACAATTGATGCAGCATTCCAGAGGGGTTCTAAACTGGGATTCTATATATGGGCCACCCGAAGAAGTTGATTCTGACCGAGCTGACCGCAAGATAAAAATTAGTAATGCAGATGTTGCATAAAGGATTGATTTATGAGTTTGATTCTGAATGCGAATCAGACGTGGGAGGACATCAGTAAGGAAGCCAAAGATGAAATGCTCGACAGTTATTGGGAGCATGGATTCCACTTGATACCTTGCGGATCGAAAGAAGAATACATACCAGAGTATTTTCGCAAAAGACACACGTTTGACACCGAAGAAGAGATAAAGTCTCGTTGGGCTAAAGCGCCCAGAGTAAAATGGGAAGCGTTTCAGCGGACCCAACCCACTCGTGAAGAGATGAACGACTGGATAGACAAGTTTCCAAAAGCCAATTGGGCAGCGCTCACGGGCATTAACTTTGTGGTTCTCGATGCAGATTCACAGGAAGCCGTTGACTTTATTGAAAGCAAAAAAATTACTGGCACCACGTTGAAGCAAGCCACGCCCAGGGGTGGGATGCATTTCTTTTATAGCGTGAACCCCAGTTATGAGATTAGAAATTCAGCCGGGCAAAACAAGCTCGATGTCAGAGGCACGGGCGGTTATGTGATGATGTGCCCTTCGCACGATTACTTTTTTATCAACGAAAGCCAAATACCTGTGTCTGACATGGACGATTTGCCGTGCTTACAGCCAGAAGATTTACAAAAGATCTCTGAGTTTAACAATGTGGGTAAGGTTCAAAGCATTGTCACCGAGAAACTCGATGATGTCGGTACGAACATTGGCACTCGCAACGACAAGTTAGCCAGGTTGGTGGGTCGTTGGGTCAAAGAAGGTTGGGGACAAAGAGATATTTTGATCAAGGCTCAAGATTGGAACCAAAGCAATGTTCCGCCGATGTCACCGATGGAAGTGACCAACACCACTATGTCGATTGTGAACGGCCACATTAAGAGGCATCCCGAAGACGTGGAAATGGGCATGCTCAGATGGGAAACGAGCAAATGGGAAGTGCACTTAGAAGACGAGCAGAAAGAAATACTGAAACAAGAAGATCCGATTGAGAACCTAGCGGAAGACAAAAAAGAGAAAGGACCGCTTGGTCTGATGCCTTGGAAAGAATTCAGTGCATTGGACATTGAGGTGCCAACAGAGTATTGGGGCGATAAGTTTATCTTTCAAAGGGCCAGAGTGTTGATGATTGGTAAACCCAAGATTGGTAAATCTCATTGGTTGGGCGCGTTTGCGACAGCGGCAGCAACGGGCACTGAGTTCATGGGCAAATCTTTTCCAAGACCATTGAAGGTGATGTGGCTACAAGCCGAGATCATCGAGGCTTACATCACGGAGCGTGTGAACTTGTACCTTACTCCGTATGAAACCCAGTCGGAATACATCGATGCATTGGGCGATAACCTCATTGTGAGTGGTCGCTTGCGGAAAAACCTACTCAAAGACAGCGACATTGACATGGTCAGCGAAGAAATCGCTTTCCATAAGCCCGACATTGTGATGTTGGATCCTTTCATTAACTTCTTTGATGGCGAAGAGAACTCCAATGCGGATATTCATAAGCTGTTGGGACGAGTGGATCGACTGATTGAACTGCACAATGTGTGTTTCATCATTGCGCATCACACGGGAAAGGATCGCCAGGACGACATGAGCTTTATGTCCGCTCGTGGCGGAAGTGTGTTTGCCGGTTGGTTTGACTCTGGCATTAAGTTGTTGGGAGAGAAACCGAACGTGACCCTGTTCTATGAAGCAAGGAATGCAAGGGAGCCAGAGAGTCATGCGGCTTACTTTAATTTTGATACGGGTCTTTGGAACACCGTTGATTTTGATGCAGAGAAACAGGTCGATGAGGTGGACGTTGCTCACACGGTGGCAAACTCAATGGACAAAACAAAGTTTTACACACGAGCAGAGCTTGAATTACAGGCACGAAAAGCGCTGAAGGACCGAGGGCTACCCAGTGGGGTGGGCAAAGGAAAGGCGGCTGTGAGTTATGTACAGAAATATTTGGGTGGCCGTGTGCTTACCCATGCAATTCCAGGCAAGCAAACGTGGCATTGGCTGGTTAACAATGAAGGCACGAAGCCTTGGGAAGAAGAATAAAAGAAATGAGCCGAGAAGAAAAATGTTTGCGCGTTGTTGGAACGGTTCATTTTGGATCGGGGGAAATAACTCCCCCGGTTTTTATTAAGGGAGAAAAAGAATGAAAGCATTGGGCGTATTTATATTTTTACTAGGAATGTTCATGTTTGCAAGTGGTTGGGTGTTTCTGGACTTGGCGTCGTTGCCTTTGAAAAAAGATCTGTATTCAATCGATGTGTTGGGGTTCTTTAACAATATGTTCTCAACAAATCCGTCGGTTGCTGGTTTTCAGTCGTTTATGTCTCTTATGTTTATCCTCATGGGTTGTTTGATTTGTTTTGCAGGTGCAATCATGATTCAAAGTCATCGAAGCGAAGACACAGAGGTGGATTACGACCTCATACCGAACTACGAGAGGGTCGTTAAGGGTAAGGTGTTTGGAAATTTCATCGCGTTTCCCACCCAGATGGCGCGAACAACCTACAACAAGATGGTGAAGTTGGGCATTGTAAACAAAAGCAGCAAGTTATGGCGAAACTAAAGGTAGTGCCGTTGACTCTGCAAGAAGCAAACGACTATGTGTATGATCATCATCGTCACAACAAACCCGTGACAGGTCATCGCTTTTCAATCGGTGCGATCCTGGACAAGGGAGATATTCTCGGCGTTGCCATCGTGGGGCGCCCAGTCGCAAGAGCGTTGGATGATCAGGTCACAGCTGAAATCAATCGAGTGTGCGTGGCTGAAGACAGCCCTAAGAATGTGTGTTCGTTTCTCTATGGTCGTTGTTGGCGCATTTGGCAGCAAATGGGCGGTGAGAGAATGATTACCTATACATTGTCAACAGAACCTGGTTCATCTTTGAAGGGTGCGGGTTGGCATATCATGGGCGAGACAAGGAAAAGAAAAAAGGAACATCTTTGGAATACAAGAGGGCCTAAACACAAAGGTTATGTTTCCGAGAGAAAAGAACAAGAGGCGGACGGACAAATAAAGATGAGATGGGAAGTATGGAAAAGTTAAGGACATTGGACTTATTCAGTGGGATTGGGGGATTTTCCCTCGGACTGGACTCAACGGGCTACTTTGAAACGGTGGCTTTCTGTGAAATTGAGGAATTTCCATGTAAGGTATTAAATAAGCATTGGCCGGAAGTGCCGATATATAACGATGTAAGGGAGTTAAGTTATGAAAAATTACAAGCAGACGGACTTATTTCAAGAGGAAGAGGCATTGACGTTATCTGCGGAGGATACCCGTGTCAGCCGTTTTCCGTTGCCGGACGTCAAAAAGGCGAAGAAGATCCGCGACACCTCTGGCCGGAATATTTTAGACTCGTTAGAGAATTACGTCCAAGTTACGTCATTGGAGAGAACGTGGGCGGACATATTCGACTCGGTTTGGATTCCGTACTCGAAGATTTGGACAGCGAGAACTACACCGTCAGGTGCTTTAGTGTTGAAGCAGCGAGTCTCGGTGCCCCGCACAGGCGTGAAAGAATCTTCTGGATCGCTATGGCTGACTCCGTCAGCGACGAACATCGATTCGAGATCGGAGAAAGCTCTGGAGTATCGGAAAGCCTATCGAGAAAGCATCGGCAGGAAAACAGTGCCTCCGGGGAACCTATCGGAACAGGTGCAATACGGCGAACCGACAACGGACATGAAACTGATGTTTCCGACGCCCAGTTCAAGGGATTGGAAGGGCGGTCACGGGACAATCGTGGAGGAGGACGGGAAGTATTATCGGGTATCGAACACGACGGGCACTCGGTACGGCGCCAGGTTAGACGCACAGGTGGAGAAGATGGAGGAACAACAAATGATGTTTCCGACACCCAGAGCGAGCGACGTGGAGGGCGGAATCGTGGAGGACGTGGAGCTGAACAACGGGAGCTTCTCAAGACGGAACAAGAAGGGCGAGCGTTGGGGCGTGAAGCTGAGAGATGCAGCGAACTACCTGGACAAGAAGGAGAAGGAGGAACCGAGTTTTTTTCCGACGCCTCAAGCAGCAGATCATCTGGCAAATCAGAGCGAGACTCTGGAAGCATGGGAAAAAAGGGCAGAAAAGAAAAAGGAAGAGGGCATCAACCTACAGTTTGCTCTGAGACACGCCGTGCAGATGT